TTGAAATAGAATATCGTTCTGATACTATTAAATTTTATTTTGTTGCAGATAGCGAAACTGGAGATCGTGCAAGAATATATGCTTTAAGTTTGGAAACGGGGCAGGCCTATAATGGAATATCATATTATTGGAATGGTGCCCTAGTTAGAGAGCCAGTTGTAACAAGAAATGAATGGGGAGTTCTGGGCATAGGATTTTCTAACTCATTAAATTTTGATTTATATTTGGGCGGTATAAATCTAAACGGACCATTCGTATTTAATAACGTTGCACACTATCAGGCCAATAATCTACAACAGGTTCAAAGCACATTAACTAGACCATGGCAGCAAGTTATAACAGACGGAGCAACGAACTTCCAATGGGAGTACTGGCTCAACTCTTCAACATGGGAAGGGGTTCTTGTTATTGGAACTTCAGAACTTTATGGCGTAAACCCAAGCGATGTTTATAAAACATATATTGGAACCAATAAGATTATTTTTGATGATGAAGAGGGCTTGACTATAGATGCAGATAAAATAAAGGTCTATAACGATACAGTTTGGACAATTAGGGTCGGTACACCAGTATAATCTGCTATACTTATGGATATGAATAGCGAAAAAATCCCAAAAGTTGGTAATGTAAGGCGCAAAGTCATAGAAAAAAACTATGATTGGGGTCTTTATGTGTACAAAAAATCTAATGGCAAGTGGTTTACAGATGGCCAGGGTAGCGTATTAAACGTTCCAGCCATGCGTGGAGACATATCAAAGATATCAGAACTTAAGAAGGCAGCTATGTATTATGGCGATGAGGGTGACGGAGAATGCATATTTGTCCCTGGACTTAACAGGGTATCAGAAGAGCAGTATTCAGAAATGAAAGATAGAATGGCGCAAGGACTTATTCCAAATGTTAATGACCTTGGTGCTGTTTATGATGCACAGCAAACTTTAAAGAAACATGGAAGAGACGCATACGACAATGAATGAAAATTTTGATTACATATCAGCCAGTTTAAATACCCAAATTAAGGATCCAACTCCTTTTGCAAATATGGACCCTTTTACTAAATCTTGGGATGAACTTAAAGGCTTGAATGGTATTGACAATAACTTTAGACGCAGAACAAGTAGAAGCATTACAAAGGTTGCATCAGAAAGTCCAGCATATCTTGACTCTGCTAGTGCAACACCTTCTGGTGATGACTCAAAATCAAAGCAAATAAATCCTGGCACGGTATACAGAAATGGCTATGGATTATTTGATGTAATTACCCCGCCATACAACATGTATGAGTTGGCAAACTTCTATGATACAAACTTTGCTAATCATGCTGCTATCGATGCAAAGGTAGAAAATGTTGTAGGTCTTGGATACCGATTTGATATTACAGATCGCACAATGCTCAGTTTTGAAATGAGCGATGATGAGGGTAGAGTAGAAAGAGCAAGAAACAGAATTGAACGAGCAAAGATTATGCTTCGTGATTGGCTAGAAGATCTTAATGACGATGATTCTTTTACAACTACAATGGAAAAGGTTTATACGGATTTACAGTCTACTGGAAATGGATTTCTTGAAGTTGGTCGTAAAGTAAATGGAGAGATTGGCTATCTTGGTCACATTCCTGCTACCACTATCCGTGTTCGTCGTTTAAAAGATGGTTTCGTACAGATTATTGGAAGCAAGATGGTTTACTTTAGAAACTTTGGTGCTAGAAATGCCAACCCGATTACATCTGACGGAAGACCAAATGAGATTATTCATTTAAAACAATACTCTCCATTAAACACATTTTATGGTATTCCTGACATCCTTTCAGCAATGCCTTCGCTAATTGGAGATCAGTTGGCATCTCAATATAACATTGATTACTTTGAAAATAAGGCTGTTCCACGATATGTTATTACAGTAAAGGGCGCTAAGTTATCTGCTGATGCAGAAGACAAGATGTTTAGATTTCTTCAAACAGGACTTAAGTCTCAGTCTCACAGAACTCTATACATTCCTCTTCCTGGAGATACAGATAATAACAAGGTTGAGTTTAAAATGGAGCCAATTGAAAATGGTATTCAAGAAGGCTCATTTAAAGAATATCGTAAACAAAATCGTGATGACATTTTGATTGCTCATCAGGTTCCAATTTCTAAACTTGGTGGGTCTGATTCTTCTGGTATTGCTGCTGCTATTTCTCAAGACCGCACTTTTAAAGAGCAGGTCTCTAGACCAGCACAAAGATATCTAGAGAAGATGGTAAATAAGATTGTTAAAGAAAAGACTGATATTTTAGAGTTGAAATTCAACGAGTTAACTCTTACAGACGAAATAGCACAGTCTCAAATTCTTGAGCGGTATGTAAAAACTCAAGTAATGACTCCAAACGAGGCTCGTGAGAAGTTAGATCTTCCACAGCGTTCAGATGGGGATACTCCATTTGTTATGAGTCCAAGACAGGCTACTGACGCTAGAGCAGATTTGGCAGGGAATCGACAAAGAGATACAGAAAGAACAAATAATAACTCTGATTCCCCATCCACAATCGCTGGCCGTAATCCACAGGGTGAGGGCCGTTCATCCACATAATATCCACATAGTGATATAAACTAGTGATATAATTGGGAAACAATGATTATGAACAAAGCACAATGGACTACAAGTGGCGATAGCGTTCGTTTTTCAATGCCTATTGGCAAAATTGATCAAGAACGTCGTATCGTTTCAGGTTTTGCAACATTGGATAATATTGACAAGCAAAACGATATCGTAACTACTGAAGCAAGTATAACTGCTTTTAAGAAGTTCCGTGGCAATCTTCGTGAAATGCATCAACCAAGTGCTGTTGGCAAAGTTGTTTCTTTTAAAGAGGATCGTTATTTTGATCCAGAAACAAAAAAGTTTTACAGCGGAGTTTATGTTTCGGCATACGTCTCCAAAGGTGCACAGGACACTTGGGAAAAAGTTCTTGATGGAACACTGACTGGTTTTTCAATTGGTGGAAACATTACGAAATCTGATGATGAATTTAATAAAGAACTTGATAAGCCTGTGCGTATAATTAAAGAGTATCAACTGCATGAGTTATCTCTTGTAGACAACCCTGCTAATGAATTTGCTAATGTCCTCTCAATTGAAAAGGGAGAACTTGGCGGGTACTTAGCAAAAACAGAAATTGAAAATGTTTTCTGGGATCAAGATAGTGATATTGTTTTAATATCTTCTTCTGAAACAGAAATAAGCCCAAACTCTGGAAAGCCAATGAAGAACATTGGTTTTGTAGAGAAATCAGATTCTGATAATGCAGAAAAAATAAAGTTCTTAGTTGATAGTGCAAAAGGCATTAGAACAATTAAGATGACAAAGGAGGATAATCCTATGACAGAAGAAACACAAGTTGTTGCAGAGGCACCAGCCGACGCAGCACCAGTCGTTGAAAATGTTGAGGTTGCTCCAGAGGCTACAGCAGAAGTCGTAGCAGAACCAGAAGTAGTTGCTCCAGAAGCACCTGCTGATGCTGAAATTGCTAAGACTGATGAAGTTGCTCCTTCAACAGAAGAAGTTGTAGAGAAGAAAGAAGATGTTGTTACAGATATCGCCAAAGATGTAACAGATATTAAAGATTCTCTAACTAATGCCTTGAGCAGTCTAGCAGAAACCGTTAAGTCACTTCAGGTTAACGTTGATGCAATAACAAAGTCCCTTGAAACAGTTACAGGCGAAGTAAAGTCTGTAGCAGGTGAGGTCAAAGAAGTAAAGGGTTCTTTTGATGAGTTTGGAAAGCGAGTAGATCTTGTAGAAAAAGATACTGCTTTCCGCAAGTCTGGCGATCTAGGCGAGATCGTACAGGAGTTCCCAGAAATGAGAACTCAAAAATCCCTATGGGGCGGACGTTTCCTCACAAATGCCGACCTATTCAACAACTAAAAAACCAAATGGAGGTGAACAATATGTCGGAACAAGAAAAACTAGTAAAAGCCGCTGAAGCGGGCGCATTCGTGTCAGGTGGAATTGGCAGTGCTACTGCTACAGATCCAAATGGCAACGTGTCCCCTGCTGCATCTTTAGGTGCAGTTTCAGGCGGAACATTCGGTGTTACAACTGGACCAAACGCAGTAAATCCAACAGGTACATCTGGTGGTATTCTAGCACCTGAACAAGCAAGACGCTTTATCGACTACGTGTGGGATGCAACAGTTCTCGCCAAAGATGGTCGTAGAGTTACAATGCGAGCAAACACTATGGAGATTGAAAAAGTCAACGTAGGAGAGCGTGTTATTCGTGCTGCTGCACAAGCAGATGAGGCATATACAAACGCAGGCGCAACATTTACAAAGGTAGAACTAACAACCAAAAAGATTCGTCTTGATTGGGAAGTTTCTACTGAGTCTCTAGAAGACAATATTGAAGGAGCCGCTCTTGAAGATCGTCTCGTTCGCTTGATGACCAATGCATTCGCAAATGACATTGAAGATCTAGCGATTAACGGTGATGGTGCAACAGGATCATTCCTTTCAATCATGCCTGGCTTTATTAAGCAAACTCGTGGTACAGTAGGTAACGATGCTCACGAAGCAGCGATTACTGTAACAAATGATAACTGGACTACTTCGGTAATGCAGTCTATCATTCTTGCACTACCACGCAAGTATCGCTCACTTAAGAGCAATCTTAAGTTCTATGCTGGTACAGATGCATTCCAAGGAATCGTTAAGAATAATGGTACCCTTGCTGATGCAATTGCACAAGCATTCTCAACTAAAGACGGTCTGCTTCGCACAGAAGCAAACAGTCAAGCATATCTTGATGGTGGCTCTCAGACATTCGGTGGTGCTCGCACTACCCGTGTTCTCGGAGTTGACGTCATGGAGGTCCCTTACTATCCAGATGGATATGTCGATTTGACATTCCCTGAGAATCGTGTATGGGGTTTCCAGCGTGATATCACGGTCAACCGTGAATACAAGCCAAAGAAAGATACAATCGAGTACACAGTATTCGTACGCTTTGGTCTCGCTTGGGAAGAGTTGGATGCAGTTGCTTATGGCGACGCAGACAGCGCAGATTCCTAAAATCTGACCAACAAAATTAGAAGAGAGCGGCCTAGAAACCGCTCTCTTTTAGTATTTCTGGTATAATGACAGTGGAGGATTAAATGTTATCTATTGAAGAATTAAAAACAAAAAGTGTGTTTGAAATTAAATCTTATGCTAAAAAAAATAACATTGACCTAAAAGATGCTGTTAAAAAAGTAGAGATGTTAAATATTTTGCAGGGTATAGAACCAGAAAAATCAAAAGAAACAACAGTAGAAAAAGTTGCCCTATATTCAGATCATAATAAGCACACTACTGATAAGCAACTAGGGTCTCTCAAAGTTGGTTATAATATAGTTACTAAGGAGGCAGCCGATTGGTGGCTTACTCGTAAAGGTGTTCGTGAAGCAACCCCTAACGAGATAGCAAGACACTACGGCATAGAATAATGGAAATATTACGTATTCCGCCATACCCAATTGATATTCAATACACTGTGCCAACAGCAAGCACATCGTATTTTTTAGTCATTGAGAGTAACGATAGAAACGAAGAATTGCTAAGTGTTGCTGTAACATCAAGTGCATCTTCAGTTGTCACTCGTACCCTTTCAGACACCTTCTCAAAATATGATGAGCATTATGCTGTAACAATATATGAAAAGAACGGAACTGCTCGTGGAGATGTTGTGGTTGAGGATAATCTTGAGATTGTTAGACCATACGTAGATCCAAATTCTCTTGGAACAACTGCAACAGAGATAGCAGAGTATACAGAACATGAAAGTTTAGCAAGAAATATAATTGATTCATATGTTCCAGATGGATTTTACTTTACTACAGAATGGCTGCAAATAGTTGGTCAGGGAACTGATTACATGCCTATTTGGACCAGAGGCTATAAAATTTTAAAAGTATATCGTAACTCAGAGTTGGTTTATGACATTGATGACGAAGACGGTCCAGCACTAGATTCATATGATTACAGCATAACAAAAGATAAAACTGGAATTATTAAAGATCCTGTTGCGGGAGTAGATAATTGGAACAGATATGAGCGTAAGCCTGCAAGAATGCCAATCGCTGCATCAGACTCCATTTCTTTTTTTGATACAGGAGATAGTGGAAACATTCAGACGTTTAGTGGTGGAGTTAGTTTCCCAGAGGGCGAAGATTATATGTTTTACATTGAGTCGGGGTATAAAGTAGTTCCTAATGATATTAAAGATGCAACAACCATGCTTATAGATGACATTAAATGTGGAAGACTTGACTATTATAAGAGATATGTAAAAAATTATAAAACTGATCAATTTAATGTTCAATACAACAGTTTAATGATGGAAGGAACTGGAAACCTTCTTGTTGATAAAATTTTAGACAAGTATGTAAACCTTATAACTCGTCCTGGAGTATTATGATGGCAATCTGTGAAGATACAGATTTTATGTTTCCGATGAAGGCAGACATTTATTACCCTATAATAACTCAGGGAGATTATGGTCAGCCTAAAAAAGATTGGGTTTTTGATAAAACCATATCCTGTAATGCTACTCCGATTGGCGGAGCGGGATCAGAAAATATCAAGCCAGAAACATTTTTACAGTATGAAAACAAGTTAGTTGCAAGAACAAAGAGTGATCCAAGAATATCTTCTCAGCAGCAAGGAAATGCTATAACTAATATTTTAGTAACAAACATAAGGCATTCTAATGATGAACTTGTCTATAGAGAAACTGCTGGAGTCCGTGCTGGAAGAGCAACAATATTTGAGGTAGGAACTGTTGAGCCATTTTCTGGTCCATTTAACAAGGTTGAATATTACAAGATGCTTTGGCGCAGAGCCGAAAATCAGACCGTGGGTGACTAGTGAGAGTCGTAACAAACGTTAAAAGTTTTAGAAAAACAATGAACAACATCATAGATTACTCATATGGATTTCTTGATGGAGTTCAAGACGGCAAACCAATATTCTTGCAAAAACTTGGCAGGGAAGTTGTTGCAGCCCTTGGACAATATATAGACGTTAATGCCAGAGCAAACCAAAGAGCATTGCATCACGTATACGAGTGGTATCGTACTGGAAGTCCAAGATCCAGACTTTTTGATATTGATTTTGTTGTAAATAAGGCTGGTCTATCTTTGTTTTCTAATTTTAAACAGTCTCAGTCTGTATCTGGTGATTCCTCAACTCCCTTTTTCAATAAGGCAAAAATAATGGAAAATGGTTCTCCAGTTCTTATAAGGCCTAAAAAATCTTCTGCTCTTGTTTTTGAATCAGGTGGTCAAACCGTTTTTACAAAAAGTCCAGTCCTGGTTAGAAATCCTGGTGGTAACGAAGTTGTTGGATCTTATGAAGATGTGTTTGATGAATTTATGCTGAGATATTTTAAACAATCTTTTATTCGTGCCTCTGGTTTATATGACTACATTAAGAGACCGACGGCATATAAAAAGAATATTCGTGCTGGATCCAAAGTCGGTAGGGCAAAAGGGAAAAGCACGGGATTTGCTTGGATAGCAAATGCAAGAATTGGGGTAGAATAGTACAATGACCAATAACATTAAAACAACAGGATTTGCTCCAACATACATAAACAACTATGTAAATAAGCAACTATCGGATTTTGGTTTGATATCTTCTGGGCCTACCTTGCCAAACCAGGCTGGGTTTAATCCTATGGTGCCAGCACAATATCCAACAAATATAGAAGATTTATATAATGACACAATTCAAATACAGCAGGTGGACTCTCCTATTCTAATTGTATATGATCGTATGATGAGGTTTAGGCCTTCATCTTTTTACCGTCGTAAAAGAGAGCAGTTAATATATTTTGTTTATTCTTCAGACATTGAGAAACTTATAAATACAATAAGGGTAATTAGTGATGCCTTAGATAGAGAAGACTCTGCTGCTCAAGATATAAATGCTTATACAGCTTCACAGGCAACTACATCAAATTCAGCAAATATATTTTTTCATAATGTAAGGGTCTATCAGGCTGATGAAAGCAGAGACGTAGCTGAATTAGCCTCTGCCAGAACCCTATTTGTAAACAAGATTATAGTAGAATATGACTATCATACAAACGACACTATAACCATTTCGGGCACTTCCTATACTAATATCTATACCTAAAAGGCTGTTATAATTGGTATTGAGGAAACACGCCCACCTATTTAACAAAGAAAAAAGAGGTGAATAATATGCCAGCATATACCCGTGGTACGTCTAACAATATCATCGTTGGTGCCGCAGCGTTTTTTATCTGCGATACTACATTAGATGGCGACGTTTTTACAGATTACCCATTTGTGTCAACAGAGTCTTATAAGTCTACTCTGTCCGCAAGTTCTTTCTGGACAAACGTTGGTTATACTATGAACGGTCTTGAGATGCAATTCCAGCCTGACTTCGGTGAGGTTGCAGTTGATCAAGTACTTGATGTTGCTAAATTATACAAACAAGGTATGCAGGTAAACGCTGCCACAGCATTCGCTGAGGCAACTCTTGAGAACCTACTCTATGCTCTTGCAATGCCAGAGGCAGAACTCACTGGATCAAAGTCAACTTCCAATGGTCGCAGACTGAATCTTTCAGCAGGCGATATCGGAGAGTGCCCAGTTGAGCGAGCAATTGCAGCCGTCGGTCCAGGTACTGGCGATTGCGATGATTCAGGCAACGTAGAACGTGTCTATGTCGGATACCGTGCACTTTCAATTGAAAATGTAACAGTGTCTGCAAAGCGTGATGAACCTTCAATGTTTGAGGTTTCATTCCGTCTACTTCCAGAAGATGTTTCTGGAGCCTATGGTAAGATCGTAGATCGTACTCATACCGCATCATAATCTAATCTTAGATTAACAACAGCCCATTCCCACAACGGGGGTGGGCTTAGTTGTTTGTGGTAAAATAGATAAAATGGCTACAGAAATATATAAAATAGAAAAAATACAATTAGTTGATGGAACAGAAATAGAACTGATTCCATTAAAAATAAAATATCTAAGAGAATTTATGTCGGTATTTAATGCAATTCGTGTAACTAAAAATGATCAAGAAGCAATACTTGTGTTATCAGAATGTGCAAGAATATGCATGAAACAGTACTATCCAGAAATATCAAAAACAATAGGAATGTTAGAAGATAACTTAGATCTTCCAACCGTATACAAAGTATTAAATGTAGCGGCTGGTATTAAGATAGATAAAAAATCAGAAGAACCTGTAAAGGATCAAGCAACAGAAAGTGGTTCTACTTGGGATTCTTTAGACTTGGCCAAACTAGAATCTGAGGCATTTTTGCTCGGTATATGGAAAGATTATCAAGAACTAGAAGAGTCTTTATCAATGCCAGAACTTATGGCTACCCTCTCCAGTAAGAGAGAACTAGACTATGAAGAAAAGAAATTTTTAGCAGCAATTCAAGGCGTTGATTTAGATTCTCAGAGCGGAAGCTCAAGAGGCCAAAAAGAATGGGAAGACATGAAGGCAAGGGTATTTAGTAAAGGCAAAACCTCAGATAGTAATGACATCCTAGCACTACAAGGTCCTGCAGCCCAGAAGGCAGGGTTTGGCATTGGAATGGGCATAGACTATGAAGATATGCGTGATCCATCAATAGTTAATTAATAAAATATTTTTAAAAATAGGCCCTTCATGCTATAATTACATTAGCCTAAATAGGAGGAAAAATGGCAACAAATACGTACGAGAGCCAAGAACTTTCTCTTATGGATGGAACAAAAATCACAGTGAGACCTTTAAAAATCTCCCTGTTGCGTCCATTCATGAGTAAGTTTGAAAAGGTAGCAGAGGTGGCAGAAGATAATGAGAAGTCAATGACTCTCCTTATTGAATGTGTAGAAATTGCTATGAAGCAGTATAGCCCAGAGTTGGCAGATGTTAAGAAACTAGAGGAAGTTTTAGACCTTCCAACAGTTTACAAAATCATTGAAGCCGCTTCTGGAGTTAAACTTCAAGATGCAAACGCTCTATTAAATACAGTGCTTGCAAATAATTAAACAGTAAGAGGTGCTAAATGGCTGACGTTAATGCTAATATTGGCATTAATATAGACACGTCCCAATCTTTAGCAGAGATCAAAAATCTCCAACGTCAGTTAGCACAATTATATACAGGTATAAACAGAGGTAGCGCCGCAGCAGCGGCAGCCCAAAAGGGTCTTGCTACCAACCTAATGAACACCGTCAATGCTGGCGGCAAGTTCTATGCCCAGATGGGCACAATCAGAACAAGCACGGAATCATTTACTCACGCACTGGAGAAAAACAAACTCACGATGCGTGAGTATTTCCGTTTTGCTGGTGGATCAACAAGAACTTTTGGAAGACTATTTAAATCAGAATTTGACACAATTGGCAAGGTAGCCCAAGAACGTGTCAAGAAAATGCAAACTCAATATGTAAAGTTGGGTCGTGATGCATCTGGTGCAATGAGAGCAATATCCATAACGCCTACTTCTTTGAATATGAAGGATTATGGAAATCAGGTAGCGGTTGCAGCACAGAAACAGGCAATATTAAATCAATTACTTAGACAGGGATCTACAAATCTTCTAAACTTTGGTAAGAACACTCAGTGGGCTGGCCGTCAGTTGATGGTTGGCTTTACAATACCACTTGCATATTTTGGTACTGCTGCTGCTAAAACATTTATGGATCTTGAGGCTCAAGCCCTTAAGTTCCGTCGTGTTTATGGAGATATGTTTACCACTACTGCAGAAACTAATAAAGCTCTTGCAGATATAGAAGCCCTTGCTGCACAGTTTACAAAATATGGGGTTGCTGTTAGCAAAACTATGGAAATGGCAGCAAGTGCTGCTGCTATGGGTAGAACTGGTGCAGAACTTACTGCACAGGTTGCACAAGCCACAAGGCTTGCAGTTCTTGGTAATGTTGAACAAGATCAAGCGCTATTAACAACAATATCTTTAACAGATGCTTTTGGTTTGGCTGCAGAAGATTTAGCAGGAAAAATTAACTTTTTAAACTCTGTTGAAAACCAAACTATAACAGCAATTGAAGATTTGACTATTGCTATTCCAAAAGCTGGTCCAGTTGTAAAACAACTTGGAGGTAGCGTAGAGGATCTTGCATTCTTCTTAACTGCTATGCGTGAAGGCGGAATCAATGCATCCGAAGGTGCTAACGCACTTAAGTCTGGACTAGCATCCCTAATTAACCCAACAGAAAAAGCAGCAGCAATGCTTGCTGATATGGGAATTAACATAAAAGCAATTGTTGAAGGAAATGTAGGAAATTTAAGACAAACCGTTATTGATTTTTCAAGAGCACTTGATACTCTTGCACCGCTAGAAAGATCAAGAGCAATTGAGCAATTGTTTGGTAAATTCCAATTTGCACGTCTTTCTACCTTGTTTGAAAACGTTACAAAAGATGGTGGGCAGGCAGCACGAGTTTTAGATTTGGCTGGAAAGTCTGTAGAAGAACTTGCAATCTTATCAGAGCGAGAATTAGGAGCAATAGAAGATGCAATTGGTACAAACTTTAAAGAATCAGTTGAACAACTTAAATTAGCAATTGCTCCAATTGGAAAAGAATTTTTAAAAGCAATTACTCCTGTTGTAAAGTTTTTAGGAGATCTTTTTGAAAAGTTTAACAATTTAAGCGATGGCTCAAAAAAGTTTATAGTTATTCTAACTACTCTTGTTGGTCTTGTTGGACCTACTCTTTTGATGACATTTGGCCTGGTTGCCAATGGAGCAGCAAATATAATTAAACTATTTTTATTAATGCGACAGGGATTTTTAAAATTAACTGGAAATAGCACCAATCTTGCACAGCAAACACAATATTTAAATAGTGAGCAGATGGAGGCAGCAGTTGTTGCTGCGTCCTTAAATCAGGCTCACACAAAACTAACTCAACAATTTACTCTTGAGGCTGGTGCAGTAAATCAACTTCGCAATGCATATGTTCAGGCTACAGCAGCAGCAGCTAGATTTGCAGCAACAAATCCTGGAATGATGGTTCCTGGTGCTGGAAAGATTCCAAAGAAATTCAATTCTGGAACTATGAAAGTTCCAGGGTATTCAAAGGGCACTGACTCCGTACCTGCAATGCTTACACCAGGTGAGGCAGTAATTCCAGAGCCAATTGCACAAGATGATAGATTTAAACCATTAATTGCAGCTCTTGTATCTGGTGAAATTAGAAGGTATCAAGATGGAACTGTATTTGCCCACGCCGTAGATAAAAGAGTCGTTCGTGGACTAGACGTTCCTCAAAATATGAGATCTCTTGGTTTTGGATCTGCAAATGCATTTACAGCAATTGGATTTGATGTTAGTTCAAATACAAATACAAGACTAATAAATAATGCTGTTCCAGTTCAAAACTACATAAGTGAACTTAACAATCCTGCATCTGTAAAAACAATGACTGCAAGACTTATTGACTTGGGTGTACCGCCATCAGAAGCAGCAAAGGTAACATCTCAAATAAGAACTAATTTATTAAAATCTCTTGCCGAGATTCCTAAAGGAACTCTTATTGGAGATAAAGATATTTACTCAAGAATGGGAAATCTAAAAACTGGAATTTTGGGTGGACTTATAAAAGATTCACGTGGTGGATCGATGGGAAATGCTATAAAATCTTTATATTCAGCAACAGCATTTAGTCCATTAGGATCTTCATCTGTAAAAATGAATGCTACTGCACCAATTGCTTCTGTAATAGAGGCTGTTAAAAAAACAAAAACCTCTCAGTCTGCAATTAGAGCATTAACAAATTTACAAAAGGTAGACCCAAACATAAAGTTGCCAGTAAGACTTGATGCATCTGGAAACATAACTGCATTTGAAAGACCAGAGGTAAGTAAAAAAACTGGACAAATTACTACAACTAAAAATATTGGTGTATTAACTGGAGATAGATTTAAAACCGCAAGATTGGGTCGTGGTGGAGGTAGAAAAATTACCCCAAGCAAAGGCGCTACTGCTCAGGCTACTCAGATTCTTATGGGAAGAGGAGAAGTTTTACAAACAAAAGATGGTAGACAAACAGTTGTTACTGGTCAAACTGGAACTGCAAAAAAGCCAGGAACAGTTATGGTTGGTGGTGGAC